CTGCACCAGAGCCTGCTAAGCCAGACTACTATCAACGCCTAGCTATGGCTGAAAGCAGTGGTAAGGCTGAAGCTAAAGCTGCTACTAGTAGCGCCGCTGGCCTATATCAATTTACTGAGGGTACTTGGAAAGAATATAACAAGAAGTATGGATTGGGATTGAAGCTAGATGATAGGTTTGACCCTGCTAAATCTAAACTTGTTGTAGAGAAGTTTACTGAAGACAATAAGAAACAACTTAAACAACACTTAGGTACTGATCCTACAGACACTGATTTATACGCTGCTCATTTCTTGGGTGTATCTGGTGCTAAGAAATTCCTTAGTGCTGCGCCTAAGAAACTAGCAAAGGATGTGGTTACTCCAGACCAGTATAAAGCTAATAAGTCTATATTCTATGACTCAAAAACTAAAAAACCTCGTACAGTAGCGCAAGTATACGGGTTGTTACAGAAGAAAATTGGGGAATGACAAAGGGGGCAATTAAGCCCCCTTCTTTTTTAAGCCTTACTAATAATGAAACCAAAGCTTTGCATTACAAGCATGGTAGGGTGTTCACCCCTGCGGAATTGTCCCTGCTTCCGCATATACTTGCGTAGGGCACTCCGTGCTTCGTTGTAGTTGCTGAACAACTGCTTCAAAGATTTTGGCATCCCGCCCTTGATTCGTTTGATTTTGTACATTTTGTTTCCTTTCTTCTTTAGCAATGAGATATTGAATGTTATGTAGACACTTATGTAGGTCTTCTAAAGGTTTACCCTTATCTTTATAGCGTAGCAAATATTTTAGGGCACTTGCTTCCCACCCATTCATATCATACGCCTCCCATACTTCCCAAGGTTGAATAGCACGTTCTTTGTAATGATTGCCACCGTACTGCGCTGCCATTACTTCTTCATACTTCATTCAACTTTCTCCTTAAACAACGCTGGAATACGCTTCTCTGCTTCTGCCTTTTCAATCTCTTTAGTTAGCAAAGAGATGAGTCCTTCTTGCAATAGGAGTTGCATCATACGTGGTTCGATGTCTCGCAACATAACGGTTGCTGATCCATCTTCATGCTCTTCCATCACTTCAATTTCCATTTGGTTTCTCCATAAAACTGTTACACAGTTGATGAACTTTACCGTCTTCTGTACGGAATTGCAACACTATTTCCATTGTCTTGTCAGTTTCATACACTTTCAGACGCACATAGCGCCTTAGCGCCTCCATCATCCGATAGCTTTCGTCGTTCGTCATTAATGCTCCTTAAACGTTTCTTTGCAGTGTGTACCAGCTTCTTTGCGTAGCCGGGACTTACACCTAGCAAGTTGCCAACCTCAGTATAACACAATCCCTCATATAGTTTTAGCCATACTGCACGTTGTTGTTTATATGGCAACTTAAACAAGTCGTTCATAAGAAGACTAAGTGTTTGATTGCTTTCAAACAGGGTTTCAGGTGTCACACTAGTCACCCCCTCGACTTCTAAATTAAACGCCTTGTAGGGCCGTTTAGAGGCCGTGTTGATGGCAATTGTACATAGCCAAGTATAGAATCCACTTAACTCTTTCTTGTATGTGTGCAGATATTTGAATGCTGACACAAATACATCCTGAGTAAGTTCTTCTGCTGTGTGGTTGTCATGTACACGCTTCCTAAGAAACATATACACTCGCTTCCAATACTTAGCAAATAGCAAGGAATAGCTCTTGCTATCCCCTGCTAACGCTTTAGTTATTAGTAACTCATCCTCACTCGCCACGGTCTTCAAACACCATGTGCGGCACTGCACGTACATTAGGATAGAGGGCTAGAAAATCCTCACGAGTAATGTCTTTACCAATGTTGACTTCTACATATGCTTCCTCTTCACGCTTTAGTCGTGCCTTAAGAACATCGCAGTTAGGACAATTATCTTTTGTATATACAACTAGTGTACGCACATCACACCTCGAACCAATCTTCAGCAAGCATGTCGGTTTGGCTAGCAAGCCACGGTACTCTAGCGTTTGGTGTATTTACAGCATCCGATGGATAGTTAATGTACACGTAAGGTAAGGTCATCTTGCTATACTTATCTGGAACCTGTAGTTCTAACCACAGCCCTTTTCCGTTCCACCCCTCACGAGCAACTTTACTACCTTGTTTTAACAAATCAATAGCGTGTCCAAAATTCATTTTAATCTCCTTATACATCGCACGAACCGCTTACACATGCCAGTTGCTGAGCACCTTCAACGTTGTCGTCAAACTCAACAAACTGTTCCCAATCAATAGCTTTAGGCATTGTAGCTGCTAGCTTATCATAAGTAGCTTTATCAATCTCCTCATAGGGTGCTTGCTTATAAGTACCACCATCCCAAGGTAGGAAACTAATACCACTAATCTCATCAAAGTGTTCCCACACCCATGCACCTACAGAAGGCCAATCCTTCTCTTTAACATACACAGTGATGGAGGGTTTATGCTCACACCAGTGACGTTGATAGGTTAGCCATAGCTTTAGATGTGTGAAGCTGTCCAACTCATCACGAGTAATACATCCATCAGGACTCTTCATTGGAAAGCTAAACACAGTGGTGTCATGTGGCTTTAGGTGTTCCGGTTCTGAAGGTACTCCTTGAGACTGTAGAAAGGCAGTAATAGGGTCTTTGTTATCATTCCGCACACGGCGAATGTAGTAATTGCTGTGACGAGCATGAATGCCACTGGCAGAATCAACAAGTTGAGAAACGGTACCAGAAGGTTTAACACACGTAACAGCAGCCGATTGAGGAATTCCGAGTGCATTAGCAAAATCCTTATTAGTAACAACAGCCAAGTCACGTAGCTCTTCTAAGCGTGATGACAGACCATCGTCGTTTACGTTGTTCAAAATGGGGCAGTCTAGGATGCCCGTAATGGATACACCAAGTAGGCGTTCTTCTTCAGTATTCTTCTGCCATACTTTCCTTAGATAAGGGAATTCTGTAAGAGTAGACTGGAAAGTGCCAAGGATAGAGGCCAGTCTAACTTTTCGCTGTAGACTTTCTCCATTATCATTGTCTCGGGCGACAACTTCCGTAAGGTTACAAAACTGATACGGACGTAAGATGATTTCGGAGCATGGATTAGTCCCAAAATCATAGCTGCTGTCTCGCCTTCCGTGTTTTGCAACTGTAGATTTAGCTGCTTCTCGTGAGAAGATGCCGCGCTCGCCAGAGTATGACTGATACAGCGCCAACCACTCTGACATAAATTCCCCAACTGAGGGTCGTTCATTATAGCTTGCACTATTGTTTGCAAGTGCTCGTTGGCTTTCTCGCTCCCACCACTGACCAGCTTTGGCATGTCGCATCCTATCATCACTTAAGTCACTCAAACTAATCATCGCTGACCGACGTACCCCACCAACAACCACGACCTCGCCAATCTTACACATAATGTCATGGCATTCCAAGCTGGTAAGTTTCCGACCTGACGCACCTTTAAATTTATTAGTAACAAATTCAAAGAGTTCAGTGAGGGGTTTAGGGCCGCTAGCTCGACCACCAAACGTCTTAAGGCGTGCCCCTGCCGGACGGACTTTGCTAACGTCCCATTTCGGTACTTCCCCTGAATACAGTAGGGCAATGAGTTGACGTAGGGCTTTGGCCCAACCTGCTTTGCTGTCAGCCACAACAATAGTAGTGTCGCTAGTAAACATCTTTGCAGGGACTTCAGGTAGCTTGTTGACATATTTACTCTCTACTGAGAAACCAACACCAGTGCCACATAGCAGGATGTACATGGCTTCATCAAAGGATTTAACATCGTCTACAGGTAGGTAGCTACAGTTGTAGCCAGCAGTGTTGTCACGCTCTAGTGCCTCACCAGCAGTCATAACTGCTCGCATAGATGGCATGACTTCACGATTTAGAATGGCATTGTACAACTCATTCTTCAAGTCCATAGCCATAGCATAGCTGTGTTTCTTCTGTAGATGTTTGTCAATGAAATTCATGTAACGCTCTACAGTTTCAGGCCAATGTTCACGACGGTTCTTGTCATCAAGAAAACGTGAGTAGCGGCTCTTAGCAATAAATGATTCGTATAGACCTAATTCACTCATCTTCTAATTCCTCTTCGTTATAAAATGCAACTTCGGCAATGCCGAGATATAAAGTGAAATAAACACCCGGTGCAGGTGTTACTTCAAAACCTACTGTGAAACCTGCCAAGAGTCTGATTGCGATGGACATGAGATTTCCCATCCTCTCTGTTCTAAGTTGTACATGTTGTTTAACACTAGCTTAGCTTGGTCAGATAGCAAGTGAAAAACAACGGCCCATATTTACCACTGCACACAACGTAATCAAAGTCTTTAATTACATGATGCAACCATGCTTCCTCTTCATTCACTTCAGCGTTCATCACCACTTCCTTGAATAACACCACGCTCCTTACGGCTACGCAGTTTGTTGACATTACTAATAGCAACATCGTCTAGGGACATACCGTATTTCTCAGCAAGCATGGCTACAAAGAACAGCACATCACCTAGCTCTTTTTTTAGCGGCTCTAGCGGGACTTGTCCTTGATTGTCCCTTACTGCTTTTGCGAATACGTCCAGTACCTCCCCCGCTTCTGCTCCCAGACCGTACACCAGATACTCTCGGTTGTTTGACTCTGGTAGTAGAAACTGTTTCACCAGTTGTTGATATTCGCTTAGCGTCATTCTTTTCTTCCTTTGTCTTTACCTTGTGGCAACTCTTACACAATATTTGCAGGTTAGATTTCTCACAGAATAGACGGTCAATGTACACATCCCAAGAAACAAAACCAGTGAGTTCAACCACTGGTTCTTTATGATCTACTTCAACATCCTTGGAGGTAAACTCTTCACCACAGCTAGCGCACTTGTAGTGCATTGCTAGCTTACCTGTCTTCTTGTTTGTCTTCCTACCTACTTCAGCTTCCTTGAGGGCTTTCCATTTAGGAGGCCATCTACGCATTCCACCACGTAGCGTACTAGTAATGAAACTTCGATAGCGTCCTTCTGTCCATTCCCCATCGTTACGGATACTTGAGGCCACCGCTATCACCAGCATTAAACGTACAATCTGAGATTGTTGTATTTCCAACTTGTAGCATTGTAGCCAGTGCTTGTAGTGCTGCCACTTTAACACTATCTCCTGCTACATGGTTCATAATTGCTGTGATAGCTTCTACTCGATATTGAATAGACTCTTCTTTTATACCACCAACATCAATCATTGCCATGTTACACCACCCACGGAATTACTTTTGTCCAAGCAGCGAAATAGTGACGAGTGCCGTTGCTGTCAGTAGATTTGCTGTACATTCCATCAATGCCCAAGAATTTGAATACATCACCAGTTGTAAATTCCTCACTATCCGGAGGTACACTAATAACATCTTGCGGCGCAAGTTTAAAATGTTGTCCATATTCCAGTTCATACAAAGCTTTCATGTCTGCAATGTCGTGCTCATTAATCATGTGTTCCTCATTTAATGTTTAACCATAAACCAACTTGTGCAAAGGCATAACCTGTCCATATCATGCCGTTAGCAGTCTCGCCTTTGAGCCATTGTAGCACACCTACGATGAGATAGCCAATACCTGTAGCACCTACGATCAAATGTTCTACTGTCACGATGGCTTCCTTTCACCTCTTTCAAACTTTTCTCGCTCATCTGCAGAGTTGTGAATGGCTAAAAAATCTTTAGCGTCAATCTGAGGACAGCACCAACAAGTGGGAAGTAATTCATGCTCATACAGATCATCTGTGGGTACTATATGCTGAACAAGGTTTCCCATCTCTGAAACAAAACCAGTCAATATCCAACTCATGTGTCACTCGCTAAGTCTGCTTGGATTAAATTTGCAGCAACTTTCCAATAGTTGTGTACTCCGTTTGCTGCTTCATGCTGAATCATTAACAAAGCAACACAGTCTTTTATGGCTTGTTTATAACCCTGATTAAAGCCTCGCCACCTCTCTTGCGAACTTTTAACACCTTCAGGTGTCATTGGCACAACATAAGCTTCTTTTTCACGCCACTTTTGATAGGCGTTGTGATCTCCACTCATTTCAGAAACTCCTTGATGTCTTCTTTATTCATCTTTGTACGGAACATAGCGTGTGTTCAGTGTTTCAAAACTGCCGTCGTCATTCTTTTTAACTACCCTACTAGTACGTACAGCTTCTCGCCCCCACACATAATGATCTAGTGTAAATACATGTGCAACTTCAGCGCCGGGAAACATTTCTGTATCCCACCTAGGTTGCCCTAGGAAATATACTACTGGTTTTACTTTGTCCATATCATCTCCATAGATGGATAGCATTGTAGCAGAATGGTTTTGCATTGCTCAGCTAACTCACGATGTTCTTTCTGAGTAGATGGGTCAGTGCGAACATCAATGTAATGTAGCCAATTGCGTAGTGTACCCTTCATGTACATGCGGCTCATGGTTAGTCCTTCTGGCAACACCTTACGTGCAACTTCTTTAGCAATGCCACGTTCCAATGCTTGTGAATAAACACTATAACACTCGCTAATAATTTTGCTCTGCTGATATTCCCACCACGACTTAAGCATACTGTCGTCTGTTTCCAAACTATTCTGCCTATTCTTAGTGTCTTGTAGTCGTGCATCACTGGTTTCAAATTGACTGACCTCAGCATAACGCTGGCTAAACTCTTGGAAATAGAAACTGCGATGACGTAACACTTGTCGTGCAATGTCTCGTGTAGTTTCAATTTCAACACACATATCCACCATGTCTAGAGGCGACCAGTGTTTATGGTTGACAAGATATTTGATTAGCTTAGATGCAGTCGCCTTATTGTCTTGATTTTCTGGATTGCTTACACGTGCCATGTAAGCTACCAGTTCCTCACCTTCCGGTGTACTCCAAATAAGTTTTGTTTTGCTCATATTCTTTCAGTTGTCGTTGCCAATCTTTAGTACGCTCGTTATTAATAACTTCACGCCGCCTATTCTTCCCAATCTTCTCCAGTTCCAAAGTCGAACGGCTCGTCTTCAACTGTGTCTTCTTCTGTGTCGTCATACGCTTCAAAAAACTTATTGTAGTTTGCAACTAGAACATCTGGTAATAGCTGAATGAAGTCTTCTACAGATAGTCCTAGTGCAATAGTGAGTTCAACAGGGTCGTCAAAGTTCTCTTCAATAAACTGCTTCACCTTCCATAATTTGTCATTATAGTTCATCCTCAACAACCCTCACTACTTGTTTCTTTTTCTTCCACTCTTTACGTTTAAGTTCAGATTGTTTTAAATCTTCTGCCATAGCTTCATAATTGTTTGTGTAGTAGTCGTGCATCTTCTTCACTTCTTCTAACAGCAAACCTAGCTTCATATATTTTGTAGGCAAATCGTCTACATCATATACACTGAAGTCTAGACTGACGTTTCGATTACAGTCTGAAATGGTGATGTTACCATCAATGCCGTCACCTAAGTCCCAACTAGCTACTGTTGATTCAATGGCAGCAATGCCTTCTTTCTTGTTTAGAAACTTACGCGAGTAATATTTAAACTTCGCCATAACGCTTTCCTAAATATTCAATTGATAGAAACATCTCATCAAAGTGACCATCGTTAACTTCGTTCAGCATAACAAGCCCACGCCAGTGTTTGTTGCTAAGCTGATCCATGTAACTCTCGTCATGTAGATAGTAGCTTCCTGCAATTATAGCACAGATAGATTGACCATCTGCACGTTTGCCATAGGCTACTTGTTTTCCTTGTTGATGGCCAGCAATGCAAGACATATGGAGCTTACTAATAATAGCACTAGCAGTACCAGCGGGCCTGCCCATAGCTCCAACAGGCCAATAATGGTTGAAACCAACGCCATTGATAAAAATAGGATGGAGGAATTCATGGACAATCCAATCTTTTTCGTAACATAAATCCTTGGTGGAGATGAGTCCTTCAAGGGTCGGGTTGTTGTTCACTGCTCTATTGATACGATTCTCATGGTTGCCTAACAGCATGTGCATAACTGGCTTATACACTTTCTCTTTGTTCTTCTTCTGCTTGTCTTGCAACTCACGTAGAGGGGCTAGCAGTTTCTGCATAGCCTCCTTAACTACCTCTACATCCTTCTTGTAACGCAATCCTTCAAAGTATTTAGAACCTTTAATGTCATGCGTAGACAGTGATGGCATGTCAGCAAAGTCACCTAAGTTCACCACAACATCAGGCCGGTAATCTATAATAGCTTTACCAGCCCATGTGAGATGATCTGTAGGTACGCCTTCCTTAATCTGACAATCCGGGATGACCAGTATCTTCATCTTCTTCCTCAGCAAGTTTATCAAACTTTGACCAGTAGCCGTTAATGTAACCTTGCACTCGTTCTTTTACACCTACATAACCTACACAATCTAGGAATCGTGCAAACTCTAGGATGATGTTATCCCATGCAGTGTCACTACTGAACGTAACTGCGTGATTAATAACCTTCACATGCGGATATTCAACGTCTGGGAATGTGCAATCTGATTCTGGTTGCGACTCGCTGAAATGAAATTCAAAATGTTTTGTCATGTCAATGCTCCTTAAAATGGAATGTCATCTTCTACTACAAGAAATGCCTTGATTGGTTTATATGCAACTACACCTTCATTGCTGTACTCACCATGATATTCAGCAGCACTTTTAGCACTCTTCTCTGAAACATACAACTTAGGCGTAGATGTGTTTTGCATTAACATAAACTCACCTGTTGCCTGATGTTCCAGTAGCCATGCTTCTTTAACTACTCGCATCTGTAACCTCCATAACTCGTGGAACATCCACCACTTCAACTAGAAACTCTGGGCCAGAGGCATACAAGAATGTACGCATTTCAGGCCAGCATTCCTTCTTAAAGTTGCAATAGCTGCAACTGGTACACAGCTTCTTATTCTTGCTGGTCTTGCTAGCAGGGACGGGTTCTAGTCGTTGAATCGAATTAAGTGACTCTAGACTAACAGTCTCTACAGCATGTTCAGCTTGCAGCTTAAACAGCCCTTTGTTTACTTCAATGGGGTAGTAGTTTACGTGCCCGAGTTCTTTCTGGATAGTAAGAAAACCAGCATTATCAGCGTTAAGAGTAGTAGCATAGCCGTTAAGTTGTTGGTAATATCCGAATGGATCGTCAACTAGATTGTTCTTAAACTTTTCTTCAGAATATTTAGTAACACTCTTTACGTCAACAGGAACACCATCAATGATGGCATCAATGCGACCTCGTACAACCCAACCATCACCAACCTCATATGTCACACGCTCTTGCTTACTAGTAACACTGTGACCAGCATCCTCAGCTACGTTCAACACCAACTCTTCTAGAATGTCACCATAAAAGAATTTGAGTAGGCTGCGACCATCAGGCTTCTCGCCAACGCTAGGCATGTTGTACTTATACCACAGACGACGTGGGCAGGGATCACCTACCTCGCTGAAGTACAGCACCTTGTCTTCTCGTGTGCGCTCTTCCTTGTTAAACCACTTGTCATAGCTGACATGCACGTGGTTGTTTGCAGTGGAGGGGCTAGTGCCCCCTTCCACTAGCTTGTAGATGTCATCTACCAGTGTATCTACAGTTTTCACTTAGTCATTTCCTCAGCAGCAGCTAGGTCTAGATCACCGCAGGAGTAGGCTTCAAACTTACGAGCAACCTCAATGACAAAATCGGCGTACTCTTCAATGCTGCCCGGAGTGACATCCTCGCCACGTAAGTAGTTGTCTGTAGCTTTCACAGCGTTAGTGATGGAGTTCTGCCGCACAATTGCTCGATCGCCGTGTAGTGGAGGAATAGGGAACACCTTGCTAGGAGGGCTATAGGAGGGCTTAGAACCGCCTGCAACAGCACCAACTGGTGCAGGTGCACCCTCACCCTTAGCTAGCAGTCGAACGCTTGCCATGTCAATGTTCTTACCGTAGGTGTTCTCTGTATATTGGAAATCTACAGTGTCACCAATCTTGAATGTAGGCTTCTTGAATCCATAGCTGAAACGCTCACCACCAGCATGTACGGTGTACGCTGGCTTAGGGCCAAACTTGGTGGTTACTTCTTTAGTTGTGATGTTTTCAATGATGTAGCTCATGCTTCAATTTCCTCTTTGTCTTGCCAGTTAATTCCTGCTTCCACGCCAACACCTAGCTTGCATGGAAAGTCAATGTTGAAGATTGCTTTGAGTTGTTCTGGAGCACTCTCCAACGTCTTACGTGCTAGTGTTGCAACACTGTACAGCATATCTTTAGGTACGTCAAGTACCACAGAATCATGCACAGTCATTACTAGTTTCGCTTTCTCTGCGTAGCCAGCTTCTTCTAAATTACGTAGCAGAATGCCAACCATCATAGGTACAACGTCACCAGTAGCAAAGCCCTGAATGGGCCAGTTCTTTAGTTCTGTAGGACTGAATGACAATCCACCTTTGTATTCGCTAGGATACTTGTTAAAGATGTAATGTCGTCCTGTAGGACTGCTGTGAAAGTAAGTGTACTGGGGGCCAGCTTTATCTGGATCATAACTTACAACAGCTTCCTTCTCTGCTTTAGCCACTATTTCTTCATGGTAGCGTTTGACTCCTTTGTATCGGTTGTAGAATGTGTTAATGAATCTCTTAGCAGTTGCTCTATCACAACCACTCTGCGCCATAAGTGTAGACGCTCCGCCTCCGTAAACGAGTAGAAAGCTAAATCGTTTAAAGGGCTTCCGTTCTTTGTCAGTTGGATACCGACCATACATCTCCTTGTACAACTCTCTGTGCATGTCCCTACCGTTATTAATATCGTCAATGAGTTGTTGGTCATTGGCAAGGTAGGCCAGTGCAACCATCTCTAGCTGACTGTAGTCAAGTTCCAATATGTTGCCGTCACTGCCATAACGAGACACATACGCTCGCTTAACGTCACCTGTGTCTGTTTGGTTTTGCAGGTTTGGGTTGGTTGAAGATAGCCGTCCTGTCTTGGTTGCACAATGGTTAAGGTTTGGATAGATGTTGTCATCTGGAAATCGTAGTGATACCAGCCCTTCATAATAGGTGTCTTTGATCTTGGCGTACTCACGTATCTTCAATAACTCTTTTGCAATGTCATCACCCTTGTCTACAAGTTGTTTCAATACACTGTCGTCTGTTGAATAGTAGCCACTCTTACCAAGTTCACCAATGGGTTCGTACTTGCCTTTTACCTCACGCGTCTTCTCTACGTTCTTGTACTTGTCCTTACCATTCTTATACTTACCAACAAGTTCACGCACCACACACTTCTCTTGACCACCAAAGAAATACAGAGACAGTTGCTTAGGGCTAGCTGTGTCTAAGAATGGTTCTGCACTGGCAACTTTCGTTTGTGCCATGAGTAGATCAAAACCATATGCATCACGCTGTTTCTCTACATAGTTCCAATCTACACGCATACCATTACGGTTCATCTCAATAGTTGCACGTAACGCATCCATCTGTGTGAACATCAATGGCAAGATGTCTAGACCTTCTGCTTCTGCCCACTGTGCTTCAAAGATGGCAGCAGTGTTCTCTACGTCACCCTTCAAATAGTCTAGCAGTTCCTCCTTAGGAATGTCTTCAGTTTGTACACCAGCCTTCCAATAGGCTTTAATCTTGTCATCCTTCAGTGCGTGTTTGCCAATGTACTCGGCTGTAAGTTCGTCCAAGCTAGCGTACAAGTGCTTCTGACCACTGAGTAAGTAGGCAGCTAGCTGTGTATCCCAGATACGTGGCAGCTTGTTACTAGTATCACGATAGATGTACAGCAGGTCAAACTTAACGTTGTGCCCAATGACTAAATCAGCAGTGTCGCATAGTGTCTGCAAGGGTAGTAGGTTTAGCCCTACCTTGTCGTAATTATAGCCGTATGTACCTCCAATAACGTGTGTACCCCATGCAATGACCTTGTTACCACGCCACATAGGATTGCCACTGTTGTTGCCAACTGGACACCGAATGGTTGTCTCAAGGTCAATTACTAGGTTCATCTTGTCTTCCATTTAGAAACATAACGTGCCTTTGCAGGTTCAATTTCTACCTCGAAACATCCATGTCTGTGTGCCTCTAGTGTGTCAGGCCCACCGAACAGTTTGTTCTTTGGTACGTGAATGAATCGTTGCAAATCCATGCCGGGTTCATTACTCTTGCCAATTGTGACAATGGCATCAGCTTCACCAATCTTGTCGGTCTTACTACCTCGTAGTTGGTTCATCTGAATCCACTTCTCACCCTCACCTGTGCCGTCCACTTGGCTAATAGCAATGACTGGACAATATTCCTTTGCAACATCTCGTGCCCACTCATACAGCTTACCGATTCGTAGGTCTTCCCTAACTTCATAATCGAATCCGTGTACTTTGTCAAGTTGGTCGAAAATAATTAGACCGGGCTTAAACTCTTTGAACAACATGCTTATCTTGTTCACGGTCTTGATGCCGCTGTCGTCATCTAATATCAGAAACCTGTCACCACCAGCCGCTGTGAACAGTGCTTCGTAGGTTGCAGGATCAGCTAGCAATTCGCTACTAGTAACTTGTGACGTGGCTTGAATGACACGCATCATAACCTTGTTGCTAGCCTCTTCGTTGTTGATCCAAATGACATGCTCATCAGGTTGTAGCTGACTCATCATGTAGCTGGCTTCGCTAGCTGTGAATGTTGTCTTGCCTGTCTCAGGTCGTGCTGCAATGATGACAAAATCACCTTTGCGTAGTGGGCCTAGACTTACGTTTAGTTCCTTTAGCCTCCAAGATAAGCCCCCACTAGCCACGACACCAGAAAGATAGTCAAGGGATGGCTTAACAAATACTTCGTCTTTCTCAACACTTGCACCAATTTCTTTCTTGTAATGATTGAGCATCTCTTCAATAGATAGCAAGTCACCACCATGACCTGTACCAATCTTCAGACACACATCGTAAATCTGCGTAGCATAATCTGTCTCAATGAGTTTAGCTAGCAGTGCTTTTGTGATTGGTGGCGGCTTGTCAAGTGCCTCCTTCAAGTTGTCGAATGCAATTTCATATGTTGCAGGGTCTTTAATCTTCTTACCCTTAACAATGAAAAAGAATGTGCGAAACTCTCGGAAGTCAATGGTTGTACGTGCAGGATAGTTGTCCCAATATTCTCCTAGCACATTGAAAATCTCCAACGTAATTGGCGATACGTTGTGCTTCTTAACATGTTCTTTGAATCGCTGGTAGTCTACCTTGTTACTAGTAACTGCCAACAGATCAATGTCGTAACTCATTACAACTCCATTTCTTTTAATATATCCAGATCAATCTCCTTCGGCTGATGGTTGAACACTGCACTGATGTTAGGTATTAGTGGACTAACATCTACAAACAGCTTACGTGCTGCTGTGTGTCCTG